AGTCGCCATCTTGTGTTATTGATAGTATATTATTATCACCAGTAATCGGTGCACCGGTAATCCCTCCAACAGCATTGTTGTCTCCGTCTTGATCTACAACAAAAGTATTGTCATCACCATTTGCTTCTATACCAGCCGCATTGTAGTTGCCGTCTTGTGTAATTGTACCAGTTTGGTCGCTATCGCCGCCGTTACCAAACTCTAAATTTGCTAAGTTGTTGTTACCATTTTGCGTAATGGTTGTTGAACAGTTGTTGCCGTGACAGTCTGACGTAGCATAGTTAGTATTACCTGTTTGTGTAATTGTCTGCTGTCCATTGCCAGCACTCATATACACTCCTATATCATTGTTGTCGCCTGTTTGTGTAAATGTTGTGCTTGTGTTATTACCGCTAATAGGGGCTTTCCTAGTGTTACCAGCAACCGAACTGATAACATTATTTTCACCGTCTTGAACTATAGTCAAGTCAATGTTATCACCAGCCTGGTAGATGTAAATATCATTAGCCCAACTAGTTGTTGGTTTGAATAATAGTAATACTATTAGTGCCTTCGCTACCCAATCTATAGTCATATAGAAAGAACTCCCCTTGTTGTACGTCTAGTGTATAATCGTGCATGTTATTTAATCTTAACCTAATAAATCCGCCTTGGCCAAAGTCTTCACGTTGCCAAACATAAAACGGCTCTTCAATATCTAATCTAATTTGTGTTTTAGGATCAAATCCTACTGTTGGTACGTTTGTTAATAGTCTAGCATTTTGTCTTGCTAGTTCATCTCTAAATAATGCCGCCAGTGCTTCGTTAAGTTTGTCTAACATATCATGTAGCATATCTGCTAACATAAAGTCTGTTTCGTCTAGTGCTGTTGCCCAAATGCCTTCAATACTGTCTTTGAGAGCGTCTCCGTCTAGCCCATCAAACTCTAAAAAGTCAACTCCTAAAAAGTCTGCTAGTTTTCTACGTCTTTGCATTTCTTCTTCTGCGTATTCATCAATTGGACTTCGTTTACGCAATAGTAATAAGTTGTTAATTTGATCTTCGTTTAGATCTAGTATTACTGGAGGAGTTGGTTTACGCATACCATGTGTTGTTGCTGTTGCTTGAAATGCTTTATTCATAATAACAAATCCAGCATCAGTTTCTACTTTTATTTCACCCACATAACACATACCTGCTGTATCACAACTTGGAAGTAGTGTAATCATACTTCCTCCAACTTCATCAACAACCATTATGAAATCTGTACCACGTACACCAATAGTAGCACTCGGAGTGCTTATCTTTACATTTTGTTTATATTTTTTAGCAATTTGTCCGCTTGCGTACCTTACTGTTCCTAATGACGCTTTCATTGACAACGATCCTATATCGTTAGCAGGATCGTATACAAATTCGTCAATAACTAATCTTGATTGTTCAGTAAGCTCAACTCGAGTTTCGTCTATAAAGTCAATACGCATGGTACCGTTTGCTGTTACGGCTGTGTCCATACTTTGAACGCCGGCACCTACTTTGCCGTCTATAACGACATCGGCGCCACGCTCTAACACACCACTTCCTTTTACTTGACTAATTGATCCCGCATTTTTACCATAGGCTGGTTCTATCAGCGTAGCGAGTAAAAATAACATTGCTAACAATATAAATGTTAGCCTGTTTGGAGCCATGTTAGTCCCTTTGTATAATGTCAACGTCTTGACCGTCCCCAGAGAAGTCAGCGTCTATCGTATTATCATATATTCCACTTTGTGTAACATCGTAACTACTTCCGCCACCTGTAACATTTAGTGTTACTGAGTGTCCTGAACTATCGCCGTCTCCGTCAATGTCAAAGTCAATTACGTTACCTGATCCAGTTGATGAAAGTGTGCTTGCTGTATTAGATGCACCTCCACTTGCTAAACTTGAACTGTTGTTAACTGTAACTGCTATTACAGCACTCTTGCCGTCAACGTTTGAATTAATTACGTTGTTTGATCCCGTAACTGTAAATCCAATGGTTGATCCATCAGCATCTGCTGTATCACCTATATCAAATGTAAATGCATTTGAGCTACCTGATGCGGTTATGTTCATGGTAATGTTTTCACAATTAGTTCCTGATGTGCTATCACAACTTAGATCCACTGTGTTACTATCGCCTGTAAATGTCCAAGCGCCTGTATAACTGGCACCTCTTATGTTTGCGATAATTTGGTTAAAACTACCTGTTTGTGTTATTGCAAAAGTCATATTCGCTCCTGCTAAATTAACGTCGGTACTGCTAGTACCAATTACGTTGTCTTGGCCGTCTTGTGTTATATCTAAATCTAAAGTGTCTCCTACTTGCTCAATGTAGATATCATTTGCCCAAGTTGGTGACGCTAATAAAATTAAAAATAAAAGCCCTCTTATTATTGTTTTCATTGCTCTCCTTATTCTTTGGTGTCATTTATAGGCCAACATAAGTCTTGATTGTTGCAGTATAGTCTACTTTCCGGCCATTTCTCTAAAGCATCGTTAAATGGTAGAGGTCTTGGCCTTGGTGTCTTGCCCTTATATGTTGTATCTTTAAACTTCCAAAGTCCTTTCTTTTCACCTTCGTATACCAGTTGAACTACACCTGCTTCAATAGCCGCCCTTACAGCATAATTTACTGGCTCGTTAACAGAGTAACCTGTTTCCGATTCTATTAATTTAGTTCCTAAGTCTAAAAACTTAAAAACGTCCGCTCCGGACCTTGAACTTGCAATAGTCTTTTCTGTTGCAATACTTAACAACACTTTACCAGTGCTGACTGACACCACTCTCATCACTATTGTGACTGTATCAACCCTGTACTCTGTTTGAGCACCCACGCCTAAATATCTGCCTCCTACTCCACCAACAGCAACGTTGCTATCGTAACCAATTATGCCGCCTTCTAGTATTAATCCTGCGAACACCATTGGTTTCAATGCTCTTGGACCGTTCGGTAAGTTTTTCTCGTATACTTCTCTAGTGTTACGGATCAACTGTCTTTCTTTAATCAAGTTATCCATCCCTATACGTTCTACAACTTCGAACCATGTTTCGTTGCCTACTTCAGCTAGTGCTTTTATAACCCACACTTCTGATCCTTGTGTTACTGCACTCGATAGATTAGCAATACTATCTGCTGGTTTACGTTGCCCTGTTTTGTCTAAAAAACTGTAAACTGCTATAGTTATTCTCTTGCCATCTAGCTCAGGTACTGAAACCATTCTGTCAGCTAACGGAGCCGGCTGTACACGTGGTGGTCCAGCATTTTCCTTTATAGTCAGCGACTGTTGCATGGTATTACTGCACCCAGTAAGTAACAATATGCCTATCAAAAATATTATGCGATTCAAAAGTTAAAATTCCCTGTTCCTGGTATTTCAATAGTAGTTGTGCTTCCATCGGCTTCAATAACAGTTAGCGTAATCGCTCCTGTTGTTGTGTCTTTAACCCAGCTAATGCTTGAGCCTTCGATTTCTGCTGTTCCACTGGTAGCACAACTTGCGCCACAATCAGCAAACATACTATCTACCATCTGTTTACTTAACGTTGCGTATATTCTCGACTCAACGTTCTTAACAAATTTGTTTAGGGTAGTATTTTCTAATTCTCTTTCTAGTCGCTTTGCCTCTGCTTCTGCCTTGTCTTTAAGATCTTGCTTTCTATTATGTTGTAGCTGTTCAACACTTAAAACGTGTGAAGAATAACCATTTCCATAATGGAAGGCTGGAGATTTAAAACTCCATATCATTTCGGCGGACGCCGCGTTACTAAAAACTACTAATACTACACTGGTTATATATAAAAACTTTTTGTACATTTGTCAGACTCCTACATCAATATTTATCTTGTTTTTAGAAACTGCCCCCCTCGAACTTAGTACTACTATTTATAGTTTGGTGTAAAATATTTTACACCAACTTAATAATAGGTTTATAACACAAAAGTATAGGAGTATAAATATATGTATGACAACATATAAAAATGAACAAGATGGACTATGGGAAGCACTAGGTGAAGCGTTTCCTGAGACTAATTTACAAACAAATCTAAATAATGAAGTTGCTCAACTAGAGATTGAACGTATAAGTGAAGCTCTAAGAGAACACGATGGAAACCAAACTAAAGCCGCTAAAGCATTAGACTTAGGTAGAGTTACATTTATTGCTAAAGCAAAAAAATACGAACTAGTTTAATGATCATATATATTTGGTCCGTCTTGTACTTTTACAGGCTTACAATACGCTGTAAGTCTATGTTCTTTAGGTACTAGATAACTGTGGTCATAGTTGCCGTATTGTCTAACTACACGTACAGCATAGTATTGACAAACATCAATGCTTCTAAAGTACATAGGATTAGGTTGTTGCTTGTCTGCTATAAGCACCATCAACATAAATGCATGTATCATTTTTCGTTCTCTAAATTTGACTGGAACTTAGGCTTTTCTCTTTGTTCTAACTGTGATTTAAACATTTCTCTTACCTCAGGTGCGTTTCCGCTTAATGCTAAAAATTGTAGTATACCACTCCAGCTGTTGCCTATAAACAGTATACGTTCATCTTTGTAAAGTATGCCTTTGTTGTCTTGATTTACATACTTAAAGTTTTCATATACATAAACCAACTAGATCATTCCTTTTGCCTTTGCTATAAAATACACAATACCAAACAGCATTGCACAACCTGCAAACAATAGTGCAATAATTGCTACTCCGTTAATTACTGCTTGTTGGGCCTCAGCGGCCGCATATACTTGTTTCTGTCGGTCAGCACGTATCTTACGTTGCATTTCTTTTAGTTCGTCCCAGGTGCCAAAGCCAAAACGCATGTTCAACATTTGTTGAAGTTCTAACTCCATCTCCATGATCTTCTTTTCATGTATTAATAGATTAAGAGCTTCTTCTTCAATAGAGCCTGCGGCTAATAGTTTTTTAAATATTGGGGGATTCTTCTGCATCGCTTGGCCTTTACGGAAGTCAGATACACTAGTGTACCACTTTCCCATTTGGCCCATACAGTTTTCGAATTCTTGTCCTGCGTGTACAAATTTTTTAACTGTATTGAATGCTGTAGTAGCCGCCGCGATCGCGGTGAACGGATCGATCATTATACATAAAACTCCTTATACTTTGGAGTAAGGCGCCCTCACGCTCTACTACAAGTATTTACAATTTTATGGTGTGATATAAACCGACTAGTTAATTTTTGGAAAGAGCATATCTGTACAGAACTTATCAACGTCATCTTCGTTAAGTCCTAGACTTTTCATTACTCTTGGAGTGTGTGGATTTTGTTGTTGGTTATGGCAGTAATAGTTTTGGCTTGCAATAGTTAAATCTCTATCGCCTTCACCAGTGTACTGACCAACAGAATCAAAGTACGTTTCAAGGTTGTCTAAAGCCAGTTGAATAATAACACCTGCCTCTTCTTCTCTTACATTGCTTGCCGCAATCATACTCGGAGTAAAGATGTTTGTTGCCCACTCAGGTAACTCACGCTTCTTTTCTGGCACAAAGTCTTGTACTGCACTTTGATACCACTCAACCATAGGGTGATCTTCTCCGCCTGAACTAGCAGAAAAATCATGGAAAGCACCAGTCATCTTAGTCTTTCCTGCAATAACGTCAAATCCGTAAATTGGAGCGTTATTGTTAAGTTGTGGAAATACGCAAACATGCATCATCCACAAACCTTTAGTATCTCTTGCGTCGACTACATCAATATGAGCTCTGCGAACATGTTCGTTTTCCCATACTCTGTTAATCCAACTTCCGTCGGACTGATTAAAATGTTCCATTCCTGGTTCATTTATTTCAGTGCCGCGGGCATTGAACATTTGAATGATATCTTCTTGACAGTCGACGAGTTGATCCCAGATCACTTTACTCTCCCTTACTTTACTTTAGTAAGTTAAATTGTTTAGTTCTTCAAAAATCTTAGTTGAGAAATCAAAAGCAATGTTTGCTTCATCAGACATACTATCTTTAGTACGCTTGCGAATTAATGTTTTCATTTCATCTACAGAGTGTGTCATTGCTTCGAATGTATACATTTTTCCTGATCCTGGAACTTTGTTCTTAATCATTTGTCCGCCACTTAAATCGCCCATGTGCCTTACATAAACGTGTGCAAACAACTTGTCTTTATCATGTTGACAGTTTGTTACAATGTGACTTCTGTATGCTTCTGCTGAAGGTACAACTTGTGGTGGATTTTCTTCTGTTCCACCTAATTCTGTATAGTCTGCCCAAATATCATCTGCTTGTGTTAACCCATCTAATGGTAGGTCGTCTTCTGGCATTGATAAGTCTTCTGGACCAAAACAACCCATGCTTAGTGCAACATCTTCTAAGAGGTCGTATACTAGCCACATGTTGTATAGGTACGTTTTATATTTTTCGTTGCTCATATTACCTGACATCATTTCTCTTGCGAATTCTTGACGTTCTGCGTTCTGATGAGCGACTTTTGTTAGTGATGCTAAACTCATTTAATTACTCCTTGTGTAATAGTTATCATTCAATTTACTAGTGTATTTATACTATTCTTTTTCAATTGCTACCTGTAACGGATAGCCACGTTCCCTTGAAATCTTAGTACATTCTACTGCTTTTTGCTCGGCAATTTCAAATGTGTACAGTCCAACAACTGCTGAGCCTTTATCATGTATTGCCATAGTTAGTTCTTGTGCAGTTTGTGCAGAATGTCTAAAGATATCTACTAGTAAACTTACAACAAAATCCATTGGAGTTTCGTTGTCATTGGCAAATATTACCTTATACTTGCCTGGATCTTGGACCACTTCCTTGATCTTTTCTTTTACATTAATTTCTGTTTCTAGTTCTACGCTCATATCATCTTTCCTTAATTCGGGGGAGGTATTTCACTCCCCCTAGACTGTTTACTTACTTTTTTTTGCCGTCAATTGTAAGACCATCATTGATCTTAATTGTCTTAGGTTTTAATGCATCCGGTACTTCACGTACTAGATGAACATTTAGCATACCTAGTTCTAGTGTTGCGCCTGCAACATTAACATGGTCAGCAAGTGTAAACTCCCTGCGGAAGTTGCGTCCACCAATACCTTTGTGTAGGTAGTTGACATCTTCATCTCCTTTAGGGGCTGTCCCTACAATCTGTAATTGATCACCATCTTTGGTAACATCAAGATTGTGCATACTAAAGCCAGCCACTGCGACTGAGATCATATACTCGTCTTCGTTGACTTGTGCGATATTGTATGGGGGATAACCATTTCCATTTGGGCTATTTGCAAATCCTCTTTCGAGTTCATTAAATAGTCTATCAAAGCCAATAGTAGCTCTGTGGAAGTGTGGTAGGTCTAGAGTTGTTAGTCTTGTCATTGTTTTCTCCTTATGATAAGCAAGATTTATATATTTTACAGTCCCTAATGGGCACTGCATGTACATTGAGCTCTTCTCTTTGTACACATTTATTTATCATTTGACGCATAAACACCGTTAAATTGCTGGCTACAGCGTACAAACGTTGTGCATCGCATAAGATGCTTTAATCTTAATGCGCCTGCATAAGTGCAAGTACTACGCAATCCGCCTAGTAAATCCTGCACTGTGGCCGCTACTTCTCCTCTGTAAGGAACAAGTACTTCACGACCTTCTGATGAACGATAGTCTTTAAGTCCACCAAAATGCTTTGTGTTAGCGGCATCACTACTCATGCCGTAGAACTGTACAAACTGTTTTGTTTCAACTTTCTTTGTATGCTTATCTAAGTGATTACCTATTTCGTATACAAGTTCGGTTGTTTCGTAATACTTTGTAATAACATCACCACCGCCTTCATCGTGTCCTGCAAGCATACCTCCAAGCATTACAAAGTCGGCTCCACCAGCGAAAGCCTTAGCGACATCACCAGGACAAGTACAGCCGCCATCAGCGATAATATGTCCACCAAGTCCATGTGCCGCATCCGCACACTCAATAACTGCACTAAGTTGAGGATAACCAACGCCAGTCTGTATACGAGTAGTACAAACACTACCTGGACCAATCCCAACTTTAACAATGTCTGCTCCTGCAAGTATTAATTCCTCTGTCATTTCACCAGTAACTACGTTACCAGCAATGATTACAATATTTGGATAAAGTTTTCTAAACTCTGCCACTGTATCTCTAAAGCGACTACTGTAGCCGTTTGCTACATCAATACAAACGTATTTTAATCGATCGTTAACTTGTTCATATACAATTCTGAATTTTTCATGATCGGCATCTGTAATACCAATGCTCATAGCAACATATTCTGTTCTTGCAGGATCATGTGATCTGTCATCTTGGTCAAAGTAATCTACAAGTTCCTTAATACTATAAGTCTTAACCAAACAGGTAAAGATACCTCCTGTAGCAAGTGTATCTGCCATTTCAAATGTACCAACACCATCCATGTTACTTGCCATAATAGGCGTGCCACGATAGTGTCTATGCATTGGACGTGGTCCTTTGTAGTTACGGAAGGTAAATCCACGTTCTAGATCTACATCCTTACGTGAACCTAGCGTACTACGTTTAGGACGAATAAGAACATCTTTGTAATCTAATTTCATATCTTCTTCAATACGCATTTACTTTACCTCTTGTGTTTTAATACCATAATTAAACGAAATACTAATTCTATCTTCTTTAGTTAAATTAGGTTGTACACTATGTTTTAACCATCCTGGAAAAATATAAAGTGCATTTGTCATAGACTTGTACGTTGTTGCAGTACTTGTAAAATAGTTAGGCTTCTCCATAGGTGGAAGGAAGTACTCAGCATTGTCACCTCTTTCAAAAAAGATGTTGCCTTGTTCTGGAGTTGCCTTTACATAATATACTCCACTTAGTATACTACCTGCATGATTGTGTAAATGATTATATGATCCTGGTACATTTACATTAAGCCAAATGTTTTGAATTTGGAGTTCAGGTATATCTGCTTGAGCCGCACAACCATTAACTTGTTCTGTAATTGTGCCAACTAGCTTATCAAACTCTTCGTTATCACCTTGCCTAATAGGTCCACTTTGCCACCCAAGGTAGTTTGATACTTGTACACCTTCGTCTATTTGTTTACGGTCTTGTGCAAATGTTTCTATGGCGGCATTGTCTGCGCCGTCCATCATACCTGACCAAATAACCGAAGGGAACCATTGTTCAGCTGTAAGTGCCATTTTTAATATAGTCGCTCTGTTATTAACTTTTCTTGAGTTTTTAACCAACGCTTACGTCCGGCCGCTTTTGCTTTTTTACGTTTAGCACTAGGCTTTTCGTAATGTTGTCTTTCTTTGTATTCTTGTAGAATACCTTCTTCTTGAACTTTTTTCTTAAAAATTCTAAGAGCTTTCATAACATCGCCCCCACGTACTTCTACATAAAGACCCCTTTTAGCTGACATAGGCTCTTTGTTGTCAAAGTTACGTTTTGGTTTAAAGTTATTCGAACCTCTTTTATAATTGTTATTACTGTTGTTGTACGCCAAAATAGTTTACTCCTTCCATAAATTGTTGTAGTTCATATATTCTATTATTGTTAATTACATTATACACTGTTTCGGGGGTGCTTGTCAAGTAAAAAGTTTTACCAAAACCTAACAAATATCCAATAATCCAAGGTGTAACCTTAGTATTATCTATATCCAAAACAATATAGTCTACTGCTTGAGATACTTCTAATAACCAACCTAGGTCATCTTCAGTATTTTCATGCAAGTATAAGTTTACATTATTCTCAAATCTCTGAGCAAAATGATTAAAATTTTCTTTAACTGAATCACTAGGGTTTACTAACAACAAGCTAGGATTGTCGTTGAATAGTTTATCAGGTGAAGTGATTAAATTTAATACAGGCTTAGACATTAATATTACTTATTGTCGGAGTCTTGTAATTTGTTCCAAACTGAACTTTCACTTTGTTCTGCATTTTGTACATAACCTTCTTGTTCATTATTAACTAGTGTTGCCCAGGGTAGTTCGTGTATACGTCCTGAGATGTAAGCATGTTTCCAATCTTTAGCATTTTGGTTTGGATTTTCTTCTTTCCATTTACGCTTTGCATCGTTCCATACTTTATCGTTTTCTTGACTTGCTACTTCTTGGACTCTTTTATCTATTGTTTCTTTTGTTACTTCTTCTTCAGCGGCCGCAACCCATTTATTCCAACTCTCTAGGTCTTTTGATTCTTCCGGTGATTCTGTATCTTTTTTTTTACCTGCGCCGGCAAACGTTCCTTTAACTGCACCAATACCTGTTATAGGTTGTCCAGTGTTATCATCTATACCATCACCGTCTTTATCGACTTCCTTAGTAAGTTCTTCCATGTCGCCAAACTCGTCATTAAACTCTTGTTTAAGTTTGTCATCTTCTTTGTATAGCTCTTGCCATTCTTTAGTTTGATCAACTTTATCTTTTGAACGATGCGGAGCCATTACTCGTTCATATCGTTCCTTGCGTTTTTCATATTCTTCATCTTTAGGCTCGTCATCTTCTAGTCCAACAAACTCGTCATCAAACTCTTTGTCTAATGTTGCTTGATCAACGTCCTCATATTTAGGCTCCTCTTCAGGAGCATCAGACTTTTTTGGCTCTTCATTCCTCGCAATCATATTACCACGTGTATTTTCGTAGTCTTTCCATTCTTTATCTTTTTTATTCTTTCTTGCAAACTGAAATGTATATTGTGATGCAATAAGAAGTAGTACTGCTAATGGATCAAACACAAATATAATAATTAGTATTACCCAACGTACTGCTTCTTCAAGCATTGTGTTGTCTGCTGTCTCGCCGTAAACAAATTCAGCAATATACTTGATAGGACCTACTTCGGCCTCAAGCATACGATACTGGCCTTCTAGTTTATACTTTTCTTCTACAAGTGTATCTAGTTCTGTTTCAGCAGTTTTAATCTTAGCAAGTTGTACGTCAACTGCCGCATCTATTTCATCTGCTTGATCAGTGTTGCCAAGTTGTAAACGTAATCTATCAATTAACTTATTAGACTCTGCAATTTGTTTGTCAGCATTGCTACGTAATCGTTGTATCTCTGTACGTGCGGCTTTTACTGTAGGCGAGTTAGCAGACTGTTGTATCTTGTTTAACCATTCGGCACGTTCTGCTTGCTTTGCACTTTTCCAATCACCAATCTTCTCAGCAGTTTTTTTACCAAACACGCCATCGGCACTTGCACCAATCATTTGTTGTGCTTTTTTAATTTCGTTGTTGTCTACATAGCCTTGCAGGATTTGTAATTCCTTGTCAATCTTGTCTAGCTCTGTTTGGAATAGTGATGTTACGTTAGCAATGATTGCATTCTGCTCATCAATAGCAGGTTGAATACGTGTGTATGCATCGTCAATACGAATTTGTTCTTTATCTATTTGTGATTGTATATTAGCATCTGAGCCTGTGCCGCTAGTTTCTAATGCTTTTACTTTATCGTCAGCACGTTTTATAATAGCATTAAGTCTAGTAACTTCATTTTCAATCTGTTGTACTTGTGCTACACTTTCTTCGCCTGCACTTGTTTGTTCGATGTGTGCTTTACTAAGGAAGCCAAAGATGCCCATGCTTGTAATAAACATAAGAACAACTACGGCTGTTGCTAGATAATACTTTAACCACCAAGTTGCTTGTTTCCAATATTTGTGAAGCCAAACTGCTGTAACTAATTTGCCTACTTCTAAGACACCACCCATAATCATAATTGGTAATGCCGCGGCCGCAAAAATTGCGACTAAACCTGCGATACTATAATAGATCGCTACGGCCGAGATACTCAAAGCCGTAATTAAAACTAATATTCCTAATGCCATATACTATTCCTGTTGTTCAATATAATATTTATCGGATAAAACGCCAGGAATTATCTACTGCATTAATACAAGCGATTTCTTTAAAGTTTCTTTCTTTACTGTTATAAAAGATCTGGCTCATGATTACTCGACAGTATCCACTACCTTGTGGATAAGTCATAGACACTTTGACAGCACCTTTGGCTCCTGTGTTACCGTTGTACCAACGAGTAACTTCTCCGTTTTGTAAGTTGTTTAATGCAAAGAACACCGCCTGTTCTTGCTGTTGTTGATCGTATGTCTCCATTCGATTTATGTTCCAAGACATATAATTAATTAGAGCACCTACACTAGTATCTACTGGTCTGTAATTAGATTGAGTACTTGCATACGAGCTTTCACTCGTATGTGTTAATGTGTTTTGTGCTGAACAAGCCGATAACAATCCAATACTAGTTGTAAGGATGATTAACGATTTCCCATGCACCATTAAGTTTTTGACAAACGAAGCCACGTTGCCTAATACGTTTTCCATTAAGATTAATTTCATAATAATGCTCTCTACAATCTTTAGCCATACCACTGTATGCTAGAAAATGTTTATCTTTAGGATCATCTGTACAATTTACATCGACCCTGCTACTTGCTGTGTCACCATTTTGTAAAGTATGCTTACTTTTAGTATGGCAATACTGTGGTTCAAACTGTGCCATAGTTGGCATAGGTTTAGTAGAGCAAGCCGACAACGCCAGCACTGCTCCAACCATCACAATAGATCTAATTGTTGTTTTGTGCGATAACTTTTGCATTTTTCGCCTCCGCTACAAGTGCATCAAAGATTTGCTTGTTCATTCTAAGTTTAACAAACGTAAATTGCTTGTTCTGATACTTAAATGTTCCAGTTTCTTTTGCAATATGTTCGCGGATAGTTGTGTTCTTAACAACATAACTGATTACAGTTTTAGTCTTTCTAGACTCTGAACCATTGTTGTCATTGAACTCTAACTTAGTTTCTGAATTCACTTCACTGTTAATACGTTTCGCAAAGTTATTCATTGCGATCGCATACATCTGCTCTTCAGCCGCTTGTTGGAAAATACTTTCGCCTGCTCCACATGCATATGCATATTCTTCTTTCCACCAAAACCAGCCTTCATAACCTGATTCGACACAGTTAGCATACCATTTAGGTTGTGCATATGTATCACGTTCTGCGATTTCTACATACCTACCGGAACATGCTCCAAGCATACCGATAAGTCCGAGTGTTACGCCTATTTTTAAAATGCCTTTCATTTTCGCCTCTTTCTGTGCAGTTAGTTTATTTTGCATTGTCTTTATATAATAGCACCAATTAAACAAAAGGTCAACCTGTTTTGGTTAACCAGTTTGTCCAAAATCGTAGACATCCAAATACCTATCAGGATGTTCATTAAAGTACTTGCCTTTTATTCGCATCTCCATACGGTGCTTGCTACGGAGTATGTATAATTTAGCTTGCTCAGGATCAACAATGTTGTTGATAAGCATTTGTGTTTTACTCTTATTAAATTCACAACCTTCTGCATTATACACAGGAAAGTTGTTCTTTTCAAGTCGAAACATTACTAGTCGAATAGACAGTGTTTCTTTGTTACGCCAAAAGATTGTTACAAAGTATTCGCCACCGTTATTAACTTTTTGCATCCAAGGACTAACAACACCGTCCCATAACATACTACTATTTTCTTCTAAGAAGCTCTCGTCAATACGTGCTGAGGCACTTAGAGTTTGCTTTACACTAGCTTCTCCGCTAGTAGTAGTCCACTTGCCACCTAGTCCTTTTACATCGTACTTCTTGTCCCCAACTCTTACATCTTCAGGATTGTTTCCGTGTCCTACCCACTGGCCACCGTTCCATTCTGTAGCATCTGCTAATGCATACTCCCATGCTTCTTTTGCAATTTGGAAAGGTCTTCCTTTGTCTAAGTCTCGTTTGCAAGGATAGATTCTACTATGTAGTTCTTGTTTTAAGTTAGTGATAGTTTGGGGAAGTAGATTTGAAATGATCTCTTCCCGAGTCATTGGAACCAATGCATACATTGGGTGTACTCCTTTTATTGCCAGCGATAAAAAATGTGTGTTGATATGCTACCGACTAGTTGAATCTTACTTGCCCACTTAGGACTAACATAGTCTGCATGATAATGTGTGGCACCTTCAGTGATACCTCGCATACGGTTTTCTTCTACAATTCTAAATGCAACCTCTTGTGCAATTCTCCAAGCATCACTATCTCTAACGTTGTCAGCTTTTCCATCACAGTACCAGCTGAATTGACACCTATTCTTTCTTGGATAATAAATGCGTTCATCGTCAGATAGAGTAGTATCTTGTTTTGTTTTCCAACTTTCTTTAATTGGTCCTTCTTGAACAACTTCACATATTGTATTAGGATAACGAGTGTCATTTACTCTATTAAGAACTACATCAGCTACTGCATACTGCCCTGCTAGTGGTTCCGACTTAGCTTCAAAGTAAATGTTTTGTGCTAAACAGTATAATTCTGGTTGTCTTTCTTCTGTAAACAGTTCGCCTTGAACTGGCTTTATAAAAGTACTTGCTTGTGTTTGGGCGAAAGCGGTCGAAATGCTCATAACAGCTAATGTCCATATAATAGTTGATTTCATAATATTTTGCCTCATCTAATATTTAAAGTTAATTTGCATATACTTTAGTATGCACTTTAGTTCCGCCTCATTTGAGCAATCTCTGTTGCTTGTCTTGAACCGTCTTTATCGTCATCGTCAGCAAACACAGGAACCATATTACTCTTGTGCATAGTTGCAATACCTACAAGCCTACGTTCTCCTGTATACCTCAGTGCTTCTTTTACTAAGCCAACACCAACTCCATTACCTACACTAGGATACTCTTTTGTCTCACGTATAGGAAGTTCGTACTTCCATTCTTTAGCTTTAGTTGTTGTCTTAGGTTTGAAGTTGCCACTTACATATTCTACGTACTCGTCAAACGTCATGACATTAGTGTGTGCATGAATACGTTTCATATGTTTGTTGTGTTCACGATGATCTTTTTGTAGTTTATCTAACCTACTGGCAGTCATCTTAGAAGTCTTGCGTTTTTTGGTATTGAGCGAAGTCATACCACGTACTAAACTCATTGTCATATTTTGCGCCTATTCGTTGCCTTATTGTTTATATATAATAGCACGGCAAGGCGCAAAAGTCAACCTATTTTGGTAACTTAATTAGGCAGTTACTCTTCTTCTTGAGATTGTGTACTCAAGAGTTGGTCTACCTTGGTAACCAGTTTCTGCTGTTTTAGTTTTTACGTTAAAACCTGCATCTCTGATTTCAGAAATTCTAGCACCTGGACTAGCAATATCCATTTTTTCTTTCAAACCTTCTAATGTGAAAGTTTTACCAGTTCCCCAGTAGTTAGCTAGGATTTGTTGATTCTGTGATCCAGCTTTAAAGTATTTAGATCCAGTTGTATTTGATGTTACCATATTGGTCTCCTTTGTTAAGAAAAAAGAGCTCGCAAGAGCCCTTTTTATTGTTTCTAGTTTATCTAATTTAAACATATAGCTACACTATACACTCTTAGAACTAAAAGTCAACCTATTTTGGTAAATTATTTCATTTTTTCAACTGCGGCGTCATAAACTGCTTGGGTCATAGTGCCATTTTCAAGCAATCTTGTTCTATTTGCCATATGTTGTGCATCAACATCGTCTTTTGAACCTCCAAAGTATGCTACAGCATGTCCCTCTTCAACAAGAATAGCAGTGCATCTTCTTTCGTCATCGGTAAGAAAGTCTCCGAGTACACGTCCGAATTTTCCTCTTGAATCTTCTCCGCTTCTGTCAATTTCCGTTTTAAGGACTTGGATTGATCCAATTGGTAAGAGTTCTTTAAGTCTTTCTTTGCTTGCAAGTCCAAAGGCTTTCTCCACTTTATCGCGTGTTCTTGATTCTGGTGTATCTATACCCATCATGCGAACACGTTCTTTGTGCATCCACATTCCAAAGCCTAGATCAATATCTACATCAACGGTATCTCCGTCCACTACTCTTAAAATTTTACATTTATACTCGTACATTTATTTCCCCCATGTTTCTGTTACGAATTCTCCGAATGCTTGTCCGAAGACCCACATCAATACAAGGATCATTCCAACCATACATACTGTAATGGTCCAAATCCAAATTTGCACTAACGGATGTTTACCCGTTGTCCAATGTATTAATCTTTTTATTTTGCCCTTTAATCCGTCTAACATAAACTTGCCTACAGTCCAACGTAATAATCTCATTACAATTAGTATAGGCGAAGATAGTACGTCAAACAGTATTAAGAACAGATCGACAGCTAGATCCACAATATGGTCTATGTTTAACCATTTGCGAAATCGTTGCCACATCAGTCACTCGATCCAACCATTTCAAACAATGAAGGGCCAAAACTACTTGCGGCCCAACCTAGTGCTACTAAAGTGATTACTCCGTAAATTAACCATTTAATCTTAAAGTCATCTACAGTCATCTTTAGTCCTACCAGTTCATTGCCTAGTACACGTAATGATACTTCCATCTTACCTGTGTTATCTTCTTTTGACATTTACACATCTCCTTGGTTATACGAGTATTTATTTTAATTTAGTCATAAAAAAAGGCCCCCTAAGGAGCCTTTTTAATTTAGTCCTAAGACTGCTTTAGAACTTAAACGTTAAACCTACTTCAGCGTTTCTATCGCCTGCATTCTTAAAATTGATGTCACGTGCTTCTGTAACAGTTAATTTTGCACTAACTGCTTCTGATAAAGCATACGATGCGCCTACTTCAACATATGAAGAGTCGCGATCAAAGTCTACAATATCATTTTGAGTTGACTGCCATGCATAACCTAGTTCTGCAAATGGTGTTAGTTTGCCCATGGTGTGCGTTACACCTACGTACGGTGAAAGATCCATTGTACGGGTGTCTGCTGTAAAGCTATCACCAAAGCTAAATTCTGCTGATGCACCTGCATATAACGGAGTTGCTGGAACATTCATTTCTTTGCCTAGTTTTAAAGCAAAGTCGTCTACAGCGCCGTTACGTTTCCATTTTACTGTAGCATCTAGTGATGACACTTCGCCAGCTACTGCAAACTCAGTTGCACCTGTTTTTGGTGACTTGATGCTAATTGAATAGTCATCAGTAACTGCGGTCATCTTAATCGCAGTGTTGTCGAAATCTTCTGCAAAAGCAGTCGAACTCAACATAGTCGCAATAGCGACCATTAGTAAAGTTTTTTTCATTATTTTTCCTATTATATAAAAGTTTGCAAAACAAGTCCTTTGTCTTACAACATATAGTTATGTAAACTATATTAAGAGGGTGTGCTTTGTGGCACGATGTATTTATGTTTTGGGGGATAAGAGTGCGACTTTTCTGTTGCTAGGTAAGTCGCCAACCCCGAGCGATTATGCCGCTAGGGCAAAATCCTCAGTTGCGGCAAATTTGTTTAATGCACCGAAGTCCACAAAATTAAATTCGCCATTGTTTACAGTTGCTTTTGCAATTATAAAGTTCGTTCGCGTTAACCGAGCTTACATCCGGACAACTCCACATATTCTATTAACCGTCAGTCGATCCTATTTCAACCCCATCATAAGCACACTAATTGTGCAATGTGTTTATGGTGGAGTTGCCGGGTACCGCCCCCGGGTCCTGTCCAGTGTTTGAATTGCTTCAACATTGTAAGTATATTTATACACTCTTATTGTGTGGATGTCAAGAGAAGAATGTAAAAAAGATAACAAGTATAATGTAATATTTGATCGGTTGTCTGTGCTATCCAATATTTGTTATCAGTATTTGTCCATTTGTACTTTTGAATTAATTTTGTTTTAAAGTGATCAATAATAAAATGAAGTACATAATCTAACAATGCAATTACGATTGACATAACAACATGATTAGTTAAAAGAGCTATAACTATAAAAGTAAGTACTGCATGATCGCCCGCATGGATATAACCTTTAGGACTTCTAAGGTTAGCTTTATCTCCGGGAGTTTTTCTAAACGATTGCATTGCCAAATCGGCAATAGCATGTTTTACAAACAGTCCATATAGTATTATTAAACTTTCCATACTATGGACTATCCTTTACTTCTCTGGTGTGTGAATGATTGCTATATCAATTGCAACAGGCTTTCCATTATGGTCGTCGAGTTCATAGTCAATGACCATACCTTCAACAACTTTCTTTACGCCTGCTTTACGGAACTCTGAAATGTGTACGAATATATCTGATTGACCTTCTTCACGTGAAATAAATCCGTATCCTTTCACATGATTGTACCATTTTAATTTGCCCTGTTTCATTTGTCGCCCTTCATTAAATACAGGGCGTAAAAATTACTTCTACGCCCTGTAATATTTATTACATATTGTTCTTTTTGTCTTGGATTTCAGCACGTTTTGCTTTAGTTAGCTTGCCTAGATCGCCAAGTGCTTTACGAGCTCTTGCGGCCGCGGCCTTTGTACCGCCTTCAAATTTTTCATTCTCTGCTAGGTACGCTTCAAATTGTGCAACGATTTCTTCATGTATTGTCATAGTTTGTTTCTCCTTTAAACTAGTTTGATTGATGTTGTTGATTCAATGTATTGGTCTGCCATTCCCTTTTCGGTCTTAGCAATAAACACAATAGTTGATAGATTAATTTCTAAATCACTATCGCGACCCACTGTAAAAGTAAATGGCACCATGCCAATACCGTCTTTAGTCATAGTAAGAGCCATAGGCTTCTTAACCTTCATTGAATCTGTTTCTTTTTTAACTAAGCGAGCAATCACTTCTTCTCCTGCTACAGTTTTAAAACTGATTGTGTCGCCATCTTTATATGTAGTTTCTAATAACATATTTTATCCTAAGCTCGATCCTGTGCCGTTCCATCCCGTGTTATCAACATAACTGACTAATGCTTCATAGCCTCCAATAAGTTGATCCCCTATAAAGATTTGCGGAGCAGTTTTTGGTTGTGGTAATCCTTTTTGTGCAAAAGACTCTAGCATCTCGCTTGGTTGAATATCAGTTCCAAGTGTTAATGTCTTGTAAGTAATATGCATATTGTCGAGTAAGGCTTTTGCTTTTAAACATGAAGGACAGTTAGGTTTACTGTACACAAGTACTTCTTGTTGGTTCATAGACTGAATCCTTTCAGTGAATCCTTGTCTACGTCTTGTTTGATCCCGCCAATGATATATGACTCTACTTCAGTCTCTTGTGGAGCCACTTGTAATCCTGACGAACTCAACCAATGTTGTGTCCAAGGTAGTGGGTTAGTATTAAGCGGGCGATCATATATAGGTTTGTAACCAAGTGCTTTAAGTCTACGGTTAGCAATATATTCTACATAATGATATAACAACTCTTCGTTAAGTCCAATAATAGCACCGTCCTTAAACAAATAGTCTGCCCATGCTTTTTCTTCTTCAACACATGTACGCCACATCTCTTCAATCTCTGCTTCGCACTCTTTAGCAACGCTTGCCATTTCTGGATCATCGTTACCTTTAAGCCAATGCTTGAGAATTTGTGTAGATAGGTTTAAGTGTGTTGCTTCGTCTCTAGCAATAAGCGAAATAATCTTTGCAGACCCTTCCATTACTTTTGACTCAGCGAATGCAAACGTACATGCAAAGCTAACGTAAAAACGCAAGCCTTCCAAAATGTTTACATTCATCATTGCTAAGAACATTAACTTCTTAACATTTCGCAGAGTGCCTTCGCCTCGATGGAACCAAGCATCTGCCGCTTCTGTAAATGCATCATAGTTTTTAGTAACTGCTGTTGCACGTTTTAGAATTTCTTTGTCATCTAAGATAGTGTCAAACACTTCACTTGGATTAGAATACACGTTCTTCATAATATGTGTATAGCTACGTGAATGAATTGTTTCAAAGAAGTCCCAAGTAACAATACATCCTTCTAGTTCAGGAAGTGATACATAAGGTAAAAATGCTAGACTAGGTCCACGTCCTTGTACACTATCTAACAATGTTTGATACTTTAAGTTACTTGTAAAAATATGTTTTTGTTCTGGTCGAAAGTTTGCAAAGTCAGCTCGATCTTTCTGTAAACTTACTTCTTCTGCTCTCCAAAAGTACCCAAGCATAGTTTGATTAAGTTTATCAAACTCTGGAAATTTAAACACATCATATCTCTGTGTGTTTTGATCAGGTCCAAAGAACATTGTACTCTTTGTAAAGTCTACCTTCTCTTGATTAAAAACTGTTTTCGCCATTTCTCTTCCTTTATGTCTCGTAACGTCCTACTATTATAACTTCATTATAACAGCATGTCAACCTTTAAATTGCACATGCCTCACAATGCTCTTCATATTCGTCATCTGATCCTGCAAACTCGTCTCTAGCTAGAGGTTGTTTTGCATCGTCAAATGCTATTTCGCCATCAGTCTTATAGTCATAAGTGTTCTGATAGTAACTAGTTTTCCATCCATACTTATATGTATTAAGCAAATCACCAATCATTACACTCATTGGAACTTCGTTGTTCTCAAAGTGTGTAGGATTGTAACTCCAGTTACCGCTAATCGCTTGATCAAAGAACTTTTGCATTACTGCTACGATATTAATATAACCTTCGTTGCTAGGCATATCCCATAGTAATGTATAGTGTTGCTTTAAGGTAGCATATTGCGGAACAACTTGCTTAAGAGGCCCTTTCTTTGACTTCTTAACGGACAAGTATCCCCTAGGTGGTTCGATTCCATTGGTAGCGTTCGACACAACGGAACTGCTCTCCGAAGGCATTTGTGCGGACAAAGTGCTGTGCCTGAGACCGTGTTCTCTAATGCTCTTACGTAGACTAACCCAATCATATTTTAATTTAAACTCCCCTAGCTCATCAACTTCTTTTTTGTAAGTATCAATTGGCATGATGCCATCACTGTATTTAGTACGGTGGAAGTATTCACATGCACCACGCTCTTGTGCAAGTTTGTTACTTGCTTTAAGCAAATAGTATTGAAATGCTTCTGATAGGTCGTGTACTTTTTTCCAAGCTCTTTTATCACTATATGCTAATTGATGCTTGGCAAGATAATGTGCAAGGCCAATGTATCCTATACCTAAACTACGTCTTGCTTTAGTTGACTTCTCTGCGGCTTTAATTGGATACTTTTGATAATCAATAATTTCTTCTAATGCTCTTACTGCTAGTTCACACAGTTCTTCTAAATCATCTAGGTCTTTGATTATACCTACGTTAATCGCACTAAGAATACATAATGCAATCTCGCCTTCTTCGTCATCAATATGATTAAGTGGCTTAGTTGGTAATGTAATCTCTTGACACAAGTTACTCATGTATACTTTGTCTTTGAATGAACTGTGTGTGTTACAGTGATCAACATTCATAATATAGATACGTCCTGTTTCAGCACGTTCTTTAATTAATGCACTAAACAAATCCATTGCAGAAATAGTTTTTTTCTTAATGCTTGTCTTACGCTCGTACATTTCATACATCTCTTGAAACACTAGTGGGTCACCAAAATATGCTTCGTATAGTCCTGGCACGTCATGTGGCGAGAAAAGAGTAATGTTGCCACTGGTTAACAATCTTTCATACATAGTTTTATTAAGCTGAATAGAATAATCTAACTTACGTACACGATTGTCTTCGGTACCTTTGTTATTTTTAAGTACAAGGATGTCTTCAATCTCTTGATGCCAAAAAGGAAAATGCGTAGTAGCACTTCCGCCACGTACACCATTCTGTGTACAACATCTTACAGTTGCTTCGAACTTTTTTAGGAACGGAACTACACCTGTGTGTGCAACTTCTCCTCCTCGGATTTTGCTGTTGACTCCTCTGATACGTCCGGCATTGATTCCGATGCCTGCCCTTTGCGCCGTATAGCGTCCAATAGACATATCGCTGGCAAAGATGCTATCAAGAGTGTCGTCGCTGTCAACAAGAACACAACTTGCAAACTGCCTGACAGGGGTCCTGACGCCTGCCATAACGGGCGTTGGGATATTGATTTTAAATAGTGAGGTCGCATCATAATATCTCCTTACATAATACATTCTATCCTCTTTAGGATAGTTAGCAAATAGTGTTGCCGCAATCATCATATACATATGTTGCGGAGTTTCAAACAACTCTCCGTTACTTCTATCTTGAACAAGATACTTGTCAACTACTTGTCGCAAGCCTGCATAGGTAAAGTTCTCATCTCGCTTGTGTTTAATATAAGAATCTAATGAAGCAAACTCATCGTCAGTATAAGATTCAAGTATGGCACTATCATATACACCACGTTCAATATTCTTATCAATCATGTTTCTAAGTGAAGCTTTTTCAAATTGACCGTAAACATCTTTATACACTCCGTATAACAACAAACGTGCCGCCGCATACTGATAGTTTGGATTTTCTAACGAGATTAGATCATTAGCTGATCTAACTAACAAGTCTTGAATATCAACAGTTGTCATGTTGTCAGCAAACTGAATACCTGCATTCATTTGGATTAAACTACTACTAACACCTGCTAGTCCTTCACATGCAAAATTTACTACTTTATGGATTTTTTGGACATCCAACGGCATTGTTTCTCCGTTGCGTTTTAAAATATTTAGGTTTGCTTTCATTTACTTCACTTCCTTTGATTTAAAAATATTTAGTGTAACGGAGGCAGTTGGATCACCTTTTGTGATACAATGCTTTGCGGTATTGAGTTAATTGATGATACTTCTTCGTTATATCCTAAAACAATACTTCCGTCCAAATACACTAGGTACATGTTTACTTCTTTGTCTATGTCCTTACTGATATGTATCTCTACTTTTGCGTCACTAAAACGATCTGTTAACTGTAAAGTATAGGCAGATAATAGTGCAATTTCATACTCAGTAAAAGAGTTGTTTTCTATCAAGTGCCAAGGAAGTATTACACTCTCAGGATCCCATGGATTCTGTTTGCGTGTACTTCTTGGAAGGTTCTTAATAAATTTGCTTAATAAGTAAAAAGGTTTGGACGAAGTTTCTAGGTCCTCTCTTAAGTCTTTCCAGACTTTTACTTTGTCTTCAAATTTTAATTCATACATTAACTTCGAACTTTAATTTTGTAGTTAAACTCACCTTGATCATTACTAATAGAGTTTAACATAGAAACTATGACTGTGTCAACCCCTAAATTGCCATCTGTGTTAACAGTTGCGGCAGTAAAGGTTAATGCATTTTCGTAGTTACTGTCACCCTGATAATCAAATTCATCTTCAAATAATAACGAATTTGTACTAGTATCTAGCATGATTACCATTTTACCACTACGTTGTGCATTTGCAACAGCACTCGAATAATTGTATTCTAAAATATATGTTCGACTGTAGTCACCTGGTAATCTAAAGAAGTAAGTGGGCGAGGATGCCTCTTGTACTTCTAGACTATTAAGGCCGCCAAGTGTAGCATTTACTTTGCCTTTAATCTCTGATACATATTTGTATGTTGAGATATATGTTTGATTGTAACCAAGGTCGGCAGTTCTAGCAAAGTAATCTTCTACACTAGAGTTGCCTGCTTTGTTAAAATGTATAATACTATATTGTGCATTACCTTCATTGCCGCCAACGTTGCCTACACCTTCAAAAGTATTGTGTGAGCTTGTGTTGTTTACACCTTGTGTAATAACAATAGCTTCTTTATCAACGTTTTTAAAAGTACTATGGCTAAATGTATTCTTACAAGGTGCTGTTACTTGTCCTTGAGCACCTAATGCTGTGCCTTCTCCAAATAGTACACCATTACCTAAATTTTCAAAGTTACAACAATTAAAATGGTTATTGTAAATATCATCATCACTAGCAATAGCAACACTCAATCCCATAACCATGATGTGATCAAACTTGTTGTCTTGTGTGCTTACTAACGTACTTAATGATTCTAATTCCATTCCTGCGTTTGCTGTAGTAACGGCTGTTCCTGTAGTCCAAGGCCCTGTAATTTTGATTGATCTAAAGTTACTACTTTTACAACTTTGTAATCTAATTGCAGGATTTGTTGTTGATACTGTTTGTATAGTAATACCTTCAATAGCGATATTACTTGCTTGATTTAATGTTGTGCTTGTACTATCGTTTGCATAATTTCCTGGTGTACTTGTACTGTTTACAGTTTGGAACACTGGAGTATCGCCAGTCATATTAAATTTAGTTTTATCAACACCATCACCATGAATTGTACAGTAAGGTGGAATATAAATTGTAGCTGATACTTTATAAAGTCCTGCTGGAAAGTGTAATTTTACACGACTCTGTTCAGTTCCTTTAGTTGAACTGTTAATATAAAGTTGATCAATTGCTCTTTGGATTGCTACTGTTTCGTCTGTTGCACCGTCACCTGTTGCACCAAAAGACTTAATGTTAACAATCTCATCTAGTCTAGATTGTAATGTTCTTGTGATAGGAGAAGTAGCATTTGCACCTGTTTGTACAGTTATGCCATTTAAGTATGTATACGTATTTGCTAGAGTAAATAGATCATCATGCTCTGTAATAATTTTTGTGTTACCTACAGCTGGTGAACCTTCTGCTACACTACCGTTACCGATATGCAATGTACGATTGTCTACTGCCCAGCCAAATTCTCCTCCAGCTAACTGTGGAATACCGTTTGTGCCCTTACCACGTCTAACTTGGATTCTCGAAATTTGTACGACTGCCATTAGTTGCTCCTTAATTTATTATATTTATGCCTAAAGT